GTCGAGACCTATCTCGAGCTATCGGGCGAAGCGGCGAACGACGCCGCGCCGTACGTGCATCCGAAGCTGGCGGCGATCGCGATCCGGGACTTCGACGCGTGGCAGAGATCGCAGGCGGAGCGCGATGAACAAGAGCGTCGTACTATCGACGGTGTCGCTACCGAGGACCTCTCCCGATATTCCGAGGCTCAGCTCCTCGAGTTCATACGCGAGGAGATTGGCGAAAACACGGGCGGCGCGACATAACCCCAAGATCCAGAAGTGGGAGACCGAGCTTTGCGCGCGCTCGGTTAAATACTTCTTCAATAATTGGGTCTACACGCTCGACCCTCGCCTCGCCGCCCTCGGCCTCCCGACGGTTATCCCGTTCGATCTATTCCCGCGGCAGGAGGAGCTTCTCGACTGGCTCGACGCTCGGCTCGCGGCGCGCGAGGACGGTCTCCTCGAGAAGTCTCGAGATATAGGCGCGACGTGGCTCCTCGTCGGGTGGGCGGTTCACAAGTGGTTATTCACCGACGGCTTTAAGACCTCGTTCGGATCGCGGAAGGGCGAGCTGGTCGATCGGCTCGGCGACCCCGATTCGATATTCGAGAAAATGCGCCAGCTCATCCGGCTCCTCCCGCCTTGGATGAAGCCGAGGCGGTTTATCCCGGTCCTTCACGATAACCACATGCGGATCGTTAACCCCGCGAACGGCAACGTCATCCGGGGCGAGGCCGGCGACGAAATGGGACGCGGCGGTCGATCGACGGCCTACGTTATCGACGAGGCGGCTCACGTCCCGCGCGCGGATGGCGTCGACGCCGCGACGTCCGCGAATACCGATTGCCGGATATGGGTCTCGTCCGTCGACGGAATGGGAAACCTGTTCGCCCGGAAGCGGCACGGCGGGCAGCTCCGGCCGGACCAGATATTCACGTTCCACTATTTCGACGATCCCCGGATGACGCCGGAGCGGATCGCGATGCTCAAAAACAAGATGGAGGAGTGGGCTTGGAACGCCGAATACGAGATCGACTATTCGGCCTCGGTCGAGGGCATCTGCATCCCCGCGAAATGGGTCAAGGCGTCGCAAGAACTCGAGGCGCTATGTCGCGCGAAGGGGATCGTCGTCGAGCCGCTCGTTCGCGGGATCGGCGGCCTCGACGTCGGCGGAGGCGGCAAGGGCAAGAGCGTCTACGTCGGACGCTTCGGCCCGGTCGTTACGCTCCCCGAGGCTTGGGGCGAACCGGATACGACCGACACCGCGAACCGCGGTCGAGACCTCGCGATGGGGGCCGTCCTTAAGCGCGCGGACGGAACCGAGTGTCGTATCGGGACGCTGAACTTCGACTCCGTCGGCGTCGGTGCCGGCGTTCTCTCCGCTCTTAAGAAACCGCTCCGGGGCCTGCTCTCCGTCGGGATCAACGTCGGCCTCCCTCCGACCGAGAATACATGGCCCGACGGGCTGACCTCGATCGAGAAGTTCTCGAACCTGAAAGCCGAACTCTGGTTCTCCGCGCGCTCGCGCTTTAAGGCCTCGAACGAACTGGCGATGTTCCTCCGGGGCGAGACGGGAGGGCAGAACCACCACCCTTCCGATTGTATTTTCCTCCCGCCATCGACCGCGAGCAAAGATATGATGGTCCTCGCGACGCAGCTCTCGCTCCCGAAAATCGGTAAGAACGAGAAGGGGAAGCTCGCCCTCGAGACGAAGGCGCAGCTCGCCCTCCGCGGGATCGCCTCCCCTGACCACGCCGAGGCGTTTATGTTAACCTTCGCGGAGTCGAACGTCGTCGGGCAATGGCTCGCCGCGTTCGGGAAGCGGCCAAAGAGAGACAGGAAATAAACCGATGAGCCAGCGATAATGCCTAGCCCGACCCGGATCGAATACGTCGACCCGCGCCTCGCGATCGTGACGCGGCTTATGATGGATGATCTACAACGCGCGATTCTCGGCGCGGACCTCAATTCGCACGTCCTCGAAAAGACGCGGGAGATCGTCGCCTACCACTCCGGCAAGGCGAAACGCGAAGGCATTGACTTCCCGGAGCTGGCGATCATGGTCTTTCCGAAGCAGGGCGGGATCGAGATCGTTAACCGCGATATGGACGTTCAAGGGATACGGATTACGATCTTGAACCTCACGGTCAAATATCCAAAAATCTCCGTGGCCGAGATCGTCGACGCGGTAAAGCAAATCTGGCCGAACGTGCGGACGCTCGACCTCCTCGCCCATAAGGCACCAGGAGCAGGCTGATGACGACGCAAGGCGAGCTTTTCCTTAAGCCCGGGGTTCCCGCGAAGGTCGAGCGGGTCTCGCGCAAGGCCGCCACCGCCCGCGACGCGCAAGCGAAAACCGTCGATAGCTTTCAGAACTTCGGCCTGAACCTCGGGATGGGGACGAATAACGCGCTCGCCGCGTCGACCTACGGCTTTAACCCGACGACCCGGAACCGAATCCTCCTCGAATGGATGTATCGCGGCTCGGGCTTCTCGGGCCTCGTCGTCGATATTATCCCGAACGATATGACCCGCGAGGGCGTCGATGTTCTCGGCGACCTAAAGCCGGAGCAGATCGAGGAAATCCATCGCGCGGCCTCGTCGCTCGGAATCATGAACGCCGCTTGCGAGACCGCGAAGTGGTCTCGCCTCTATGGCGGCGCGATCGGCGTGATCCTCATCGACGGCCAAGACCCCGGGACGCCGCTCCGGGAGGACACGATCAAGAAGGGCCAGTTTAAGGGAATCAAGGTTTTCGATCGGTGGTGGATCACGCCGTCCGTCAACGACCTCGTCTCCGAGTACGGCCCGAACATGGGCTTGCCGAAGTTCTATACGATCGCGGCCGACGCGCCCGGGCTACGGAATAAGACGGTCCACTATTCGCGCGTCCTGCGAATGACCGGCCTCGATCTCCCGTACAACCAGCAGATCGCCGAGGACCTTTGGGGCGAGAGCGTCCTCGAGCGGCTATTCGATCGGATGGTGATGTTCGATTCCGCGTCGCAGGGCGCGGCGCAGCTCGTCTACAAATCCGCGATCCGGACCTACAAGGTCAAAGGGATGCGCGATCTTATCGCCGCCGGCGCGGACGCCGGCGCGATGCTCGCCGCGTATACCGAGCTGATGCGGAAGTTTCAGGGCATCGAGGGCGTTACGCTCCTCGATGCCGAGGACGATATGGTCATCCACCATACGCACGTTCAGGCCGGTATCTCCGACGCGCTAATGCAGTTCGGCCAGCAGATCAGCGGTATTACGCAGATCCCGCTTGTGCGCCTTTTCGGCCAGTCCCCGGCCGGCCTCAACTCGACCGGCGAGAGCGATCTCCGGACCTACTACGACAACGTCAAGAACATGCAGAACCAAGAGCTGCGCGAGCCGCTCTTGAAGGTCTATCGCTGCCTCGCGATCTCCCTCGGCTTTAAGGTCGACGGGAAGTTCAATATCGACTTCCGCCCGCTCTGGCAGATGGACGATACCGAGCGCGCCGATTACGTGCAGAAGGTCTCGCAGACGATCTACGAGGGCGAGGCGATCGGGCTCCTTAAAAAGGCGACGGCGCTCCGCGAGCTTAAGCAGCTCGGCCGCCCGACCGGTATCTTTACGAATATCACCGACGACGAGATCGCGGACGCCGAGAAAGAGGACGCCGAGGCTCCCGACGCGAACGAGCTTCTCGAGCAGGCACGTAACGCCGGCGGCGAAGCCGATCCCCGCTCGCTCGGCGAGCCCGGGACGCCGAAGGCGCTCAAGGACAAGAGCAAGAAGGTCGACGGCGATCTCCCGAGCCCGGGCGGACGCGGCGTTAGATCGACGCCCGCCGGCGACGCGCTGCCGCTTATCGACTTTCACGGTCTCCAAATCATGATCGAGTGCGAAGCCGGCGACGTCCGGCGCGGCAACGGTTGGGCGATCCGGATGCCGGCCGACTACGGCTTTATCCGGGGGACGTCCTCGGCCGAGGGCGAGAACGAGGCGATGGATTGCTTTATCGGTCCCGAGCGCGGATCGAAGGACGTCTACGTCATCGACGGACAGGATCCATTCAGCGGCGAGTTCGGCGAGCATAAGGTCATGCTCGGCTGCGCGAGCCAAGACGAGGCCGAGGGCCTATACCGGCTCGCCTACCACGACGCGCTTGTCCCGATACGCTGCACCCGAATGTCCCTCGACGGCCTCCGTCGCTGGATGCGGACCGGCGACGTTACGCGCCCGCTCTCGAAAACGCCGACCCTCGTCGCGGTCCGATGATCACCTTTTCGGCCGTTAAGCCGCGCGATCTCCTCGCGGCGATCTCCGACTTCGTCTACGCTGACGACTACTTTCATCTCGATCCGTCGCTCGGCCCGCGGTGGCATCCCTACGGGCTCGACGCGTGGCAGGAGAACGTCAATGGCCGACGGGCCTACTTCCGGAACAAAGCCGCCGCCGATGCCTTTTTCCGCCGCGCTCCCGGAGGAGGAGCCGCGCCGGGTCTATCCGGCTCCGACGCCGGCGAGCCATCGCTGCCCCGCGTGCGCGCCGATTGGTCCGCGGTTCCGGGCGCTGGACGCGAAGCGAACCCACCGCGAGCAGGAGCGGGCTTGGAACCGGGCGAAGAAGCCGCAGGCGAAGTACGCGAGACAGCTCCGCGGCGTGGCCGATCAGATCGACAAGCTCGTAAAGGGTATCCCGCCGGACGATCCGACAAAGCTCGCGGCGCTCGAAAACGTCCTCGCTAAGTATTCGGAAATGATCGAGCCGTGGGCTCAGTCCGTCGCGGGCGCGATGCTCGCCGACGTCACGCGCCGCGACGAGGCCCTCTGGAATAAAATCTCCGAGGATATGAGCGTCGCCCTTCGCACGGAGCTTCGGACCGCGCCCACCGGCGACCTCCTCCGGCAAAT